GACCGAAGTTATTAGGAAAGTTGGGGCTCAAGTCACCCGGCTATTGCTAGCAGGGGCGACTGAGTCTGTACTTGCGAAGCGGCCTTTTTGAGGCGGGCTTCTGTTGAGGCATCATCTGAGTAAGAGTGTGCTCAACTGGTCCAGTTATCAATTCGACGGAAACAAAATTCTTCTAACTGGATACGAGAAGTCGATAATCTTCCTTCATGACATCAACGTTGTAGCGTTCTGCAAAGGGAAGTTTGTCGAGGAAATGGATGATATCTCGATAGTGTGATAAGGTCAAATGCACGTCGATTAACTCGTCTTCTATGGAGTTTGGCATCTACGGCTTTGCCATCAACAAATGTGTCGCGGCAGACATAGCACCTCGTGAAAGAGGGTCGATCCATCCTTTGTGCTGATCATAGAGCTTCATCAGCCTGTCGAAAAGCTGACTAATAGTGAACCCTTTAGCATTCAATGAAATAAGAGGGTTATAAGATGGTAATGCTCTAGATAGCATCCTAGTCATTCGACCGTTAATCAATTCTTTAGATTGAATAACGTCCTAGCTAACCATATTTCTGGCAAAAGCATCGCTAGGCTTAGGATTATAATAGAAGTTGCTCTCGAAATTGATATCCATGACATACTGGACATTGGATCCAGTAGTGAGAGCAACAAAAGGCCTTTCGATTATCGCGAAAGATATCACCTCCGAACCAGCTGAAGAAACTTCAGTACTGGAGGTGAGATCAACCACGGCATCGAATTAGGCTGAAATTGCAGTATTAACAACAGCTGATTAAAGCGAAAACTGCGTAGACTTGGTAACGGGGATTGTCTTATAGACAGATTTCATCAAGTCGTTGACGGTGAATGTACCGGAAGCATCCTTGGACTGGACGGAATTCACGTTTATACATCCAAGTCTAATGGAGCCAGAGGAGTTCGCCTAAGGAGCTAGCATTGTAAATGTAGCTTTGCTTGCCCAGATAGCAGCATTCTCTGCTATCGTTTCTCCCTAAGAACCATAAAGCGTTGAGAGAGAAGTGGCGCCACGATCTACCTACCAAAAATTGTTGAATTGGAAAATGTCGGTAGACGTGTTCTGACACTGGCGATACCATAACCCGCCAAGTTTAGCGGTTGAAGGTATGTTGCCAGCACCACCTGGACCAAAGAAGGCGGACATGATGGGACAATAAGCTATGACGAGGTAATCGTCGTAACCCAGGACTCGTTCGACTGGAGTCTGGTCGTAAGCTACATTGACCGTGATGGTGCTAGCCACTAATCCACTATTTGTAGATGACTAACCATCTGCTAAAACGAAGGGTGACCTGAATCGGCCTGGTACGTTCTTAGCTAGTAAGAACAACTCTTCGTCGTGAAGGTCCTTGGAGAGGGTCTCTCGCTAAATGCCTGATGCAAGCATCTCTGGACGCCTTGGCTGCTGGCGTTGCTGCTGCTTCTAAGTTATTACGTCTTTTCTAACGTTTTGATACCTTGGTTTGTATTTCCTAACTTAGTTGGGCACTTGAAGGTCGGCGTTGAATTTTGATTCCTGCTTGCTGCCTTGCTTCTTTCTCTAATATTAAGGTTTTACCTGTTTCTCGATAGTCACGCGAGTCGTTGTGGGACGAACGCGACTAGTTGAAATTTGAAAGTCTTCTTCACTATTCATTTTTAATATCGTCAGGGCACTATAATTTAAAAGGTATGGCACCTAAATCGACATTGGTCTTTCCACGAATTATGTGGTTTCCTTGGACCATGAACAGCAAATCAATCAAACCGACACCTGCACGTCGATTAGCCGCAGCTTCTACAACGTAGTCAGTAGTGACAGGAGGATACTTAGAGAGCCACCAAGCGTGCGCAACGCTTAGCTCAGCAGGAGTCATTTAATGACCCAGAGTTGGGAACTGAAGAATGTCTTCGATAACTCTCGACACACACTCATGCTTAAAACCTTCATAAATTGCAATTCGATGCAAAACAGGATTCTTCAGGATGTGAGCGTTCTACTTATTATATGATTGCTTGGTAGTAAGTAGTTTGTCGAGGTTTCTCGTGATCTTCAAACCATGGTTCGTCCTATAAAACCACTTTGAACAAAATTCAAATTCAAGAATGTCTTTAGTGACAACGACTTCCTTAACAATCTATCCAAGAGGAGAATTAGTATGATTGTTGCGAGAAGTATTCGCCAAAATATTGACACTCTAATCTCCCTTCATAATCACATCATCACCAGCACATCTGAGATCAGAAAGAGGATTGATGAATTTGTAATAACAAAGAGACTTGAGTGAATTAGTAAGAGTGGTATAAGGATCGCCAGAAGCGGTAGTACCATGAATGTTGAAAGCAACAAAGTCTTCAGGCTTATTGCCTCTAAAATACTTAGTGAACTATTTTTAAAGTTTAACGTTCCAACGTAAGTAATTTTGAGTTCCTGGGAAAGGAGCAAAGATATGAAATTCAAAGTTCAACGATTCTTCCGTGAATTAATCAACGGCTTCTTAAGGAGTAAGATCTCGAAACTTATTATCTGGATGTTCAAAAATATTTAACAAAGTGGCTTGCACCACCGGATGACGCCAGAAAGGAGTTTCGACTGCCACTCGCAGTTCTTTGAATTATGAGCCTTCGAAGGAAGAACCATCGATGCAGGAGACTTCATCACCAAGTTAGTCGATCGATTCAGCTAGGGCATCAGAGTTCATCCCGTGAATGATTTCAGGAAAACACTAATGAATTAAAGGCCACAACGATTCTTAAACAGCAGCTCGTATGCTGTAACCAAGACCAACTGGCATCATTATATTACGAGGACGTGACTCATCGTAAACAAAAGGCTTATTGATCTGTTGGTGAAGAACAGTGTAGACTTCCCCTGACTTAACGAAGGCCTGAAAGGGACCAAGTTCGATAACTGATTGATCGAGAGCTTGATGTATCTTACGCTAATACATGTTGTGTTTAGCATTATCGAATTTGTTAGGATAATCGATGAATGCCAACACTTCAGTAAGAGGCTAAGCACGGTCAAGGCGTTCCTTCATGAATATAGCACAAAAATCAGAGAAAATAGCAGTGTGAGTGGGTTACTACAACACATTTAAGTGGCGTTTTAAAGCCATATACTAATTCTCCCTAACTTTAGAAGCATACTCAATGGGAATACGGTCGGCTGAAGCACCAATGATGTGGTGACCAGTCATGACGGTGGTAGGAGCCTATTAAAGAAACTCACGTAAAACGTAACCCTTCTTGACTCTGTGAGTCTCCATCAATGGCGATTAGATCATTTCCTAATACATATCAAAAAGTGCATAAAAGGCAGATTGATCTTCGTCGATTAACCCATTCACAACATGAGGAGGTTCAAGTGGCTTGACTACATAGTAGTCAGGTTATTGAATGGATTTGATGATGTTCTTTGACACCATCTTGATGGATTTTGGGATGGTCTTTTGTATGACCTCTTCCTGGTAGACGTACTTATGCTTACCATGCAAAAGATTGTGTTCATAATTAGGTTGAGAAGCAAGCAAATCTTGAGTGGTTACAGTAAGCATCTTTCGACATCTTGTATCGCTTTTCTTGAAATAGGTGACTTAAGTGCTAACAGAAGAATGATTCAAGAATGCTTACAATGCAAAAGGTAATACGGGTGTAGGAGTTCGTTGAACTTTGGCATATTCTTATATAAGATTAACTATAAAAGTTATGAACTTGCCAAATTCAACATCGTCATGTTTAGGTAAGAAAAATTAAGTCTATACCAAAGTCCTGCATGATTTAACTTGTGAAGGTTCGAGCGATTTAAAGTAAGATCGAAGCCAATGACCTTGCACACTAAATTGGCATGAGTCATTGATTTGACAGAAACCATTGACACGGTCAAAATATGAATGCCAACTGTTAGGCATAAAGTCAGGAGACTTCTCTGCAATGGTTTCGGTGACCGATCGAACTAATTTCCCGATAACTGGCATCGTAGGAGACATCTAGAAAGCTTAAGTCAGTTTATGAAAAAGTAATTTCTTCTTGATGTGCTCCAAAGGAATAGCGTCTCGGAACCAAGTATACCAGCCTGAATTCACTTCGTCGATGGGATTTACCCAAGTGCTGAGAGAATGTCGGTACATCTAACCCGAACCTCTAGTATTCATAAGAACTTCTAAGGTGCTTCCACTAAATCTAATATCATAGAAGCCTTCGAAGTTAGGAAGGTTATAGTGACCAGGGTAGGGCGAAAAGTTACCGCCAGTGACGAAGAGTATTGGATCTACATCCCCAAAAATAAAGGGAAATAGAGTTGGAGTGTAGGCAATTAGATCTAGGATGGTAGCGGTTTCAAGATACTCAAAATTGGGGTCCATGATTGCAACCATTGCATTTAGATCATCTTCAGGAACTGTAGAACTGAGGGGTTGATCCATATAATAGTGGCAGTCGGCCATGACAACAAAGCAAGTAGTCAGATGATCTGAATCAACCGATCTATAAGAATTTTACTCCATTTCAGTCATGCCTCCGAAAGGATGACTTGCAGTCACGTATTCGAGAATACTGGCTCCTTCAACAGAACACCTAGCTATGAACGTCTAGAGATTGACGTTAGTAGTAGTGGAATGGAAGGAGACAACATTGAGTACCGAGAAAGGCGTACCCTCAGAAACGTGATGGTAAAGAACATCATAGTCACTTTCCTCAGGACGAACCGGGATAAGAATGATGCGATTTTGGAGGAAACTTCGAATATACCATAAGGCCGTCACGTAGTTTGACACTCGTCGGTTCATAAAACCATTGCCAATGTCATCCATCTATGGTCCAGTTAAAGCTAGATCCATTAGGAAAAGATCAGTGATACGATCAAATTCAGCAACGAAGGCGGGATAATCAAACTTACTGGCCATGTTAGCGAATTAGGCCATAGGAAGACGAGCATTACCAACTTCAACGGCAGAATCCACATAAATTTCAGTGGTAGTCAAAGTCTTGAACATTACAAAATACTTGTAAATCGTGTCCATGTAAATGTCGTCAGGGTTTCTAACCCATACAGGCTTCTCAAACTCGTCACCAAATATATTCTTGTAAGAAACAACTTGGTTTGAGATTTTAGCGAGGAGATTGAAAATGCTCTTGTATTTGCTGCCAACATCAATAATGCAGTAGTTTTCACCTTCAGAAGCACGAAGGCCAGTGAAGTTTTGAGCAACACTCTATGCAGTATCGAAACTGTTGTGCTTAGCAATGTCATCAAGAATGGTGTTCACAATGGTGCCGAGATTGCGAGCCTACATCGTGTCTTGAACGAAACGCATAAGAGGATGCGCAGAACCGTTCTAAGCCGACTTCTTGTTGATGTCGTGATCAATGTAGATGCCACTACCATTAATGAATTAAATGGTAGCTTTATCAAGACTGGGACCTCGCAACTAAGCAGTGACGTTAACGTTGCCGTTAAGGTACTTGGTGTAAAAGTGAGGTGCATGTTCACGAGATTGCTGCTGGATAGAAGGGACACGCTCGCAATGTAGAGCATATATGAGTTCGGGCCCATGTTCCCTAATGGCTTTAGCGTCGACAGTTCTTACCACATTTTCTTAAGTAAGTGGAGCAGTAAGAGTGCCCCCGCGAATGAGATTATGAACCTTCTCATTGGGGACGTAGGCTTAGTCGATCACCAGAGTTTCTTCCAAATCTTCCAATTTGAAGAGGTTCGGAAACATCTTTTTCTTGAGAGTTGCGAAGTGATAAACTTGCAACTTGCTCTGCAACTAGGGCATAGGAAGAATTAGTCCATAAGAGCGTTGGACCGACCACTTGAAGTAGTCGAGGTCAGTCTCATGATACTTTGTCACGGTGTCCAGGCTAGGGATAGTGATGACATCCTTCTTAACCTTATCACCCTTGACTCGCTTAATGATAGGTGCAGGTGGTAAGAGTTCCACCTTGCAACGCACAATAGCGAGATCTAGGAGCTCAACATCATATAACTTGCGATAGTTACAACGTGGGTCGTAACCAAGGAAAGCATGGCCTTGATTGTATATGATGAGTGGTGAAACCTAATAACCCTTATTCTTGTTTGCAGCAAGAGATTAGATATTCACGATAGCGAATTGAGCATAAAATTGGCTAATAGAAAGTACGGGTATACCGATCTTAGCACAGATATTAATTAAAGTGGCAGGAGTGATGCCACCCTTCTCATCTTCACTTATAGACTCAAAGGAAGCTCGAAGAACGCTGATGTCACAAGCAGAAGGTATCAAATGTAAGAGTGCGTTGAGAGCACAGTAACCGTCCGTAGAGGAACGTATCTTATATTGATAACCACTTGATTGAAAAACGAGTGAGTCTTTAATTTTGGGATTAGCTTGAGTCAATCGGCACATGGTCTCTTCCTCATCTACGTAAGTAGAAATTATATCGGAACATGGAAGTGATTCAAGAGCCTAAGCGAAATCAGCACTAGTAGGGTAGACATCGCTGATTGACCTGATTTTCCCCGAGGCAATAGAGATGCCTTCCCAAGCGGGGATATATGGAATGGGTACGTATTCGCCGACGTACTCGGCATGAAGGAATCGAGGAGGTCTTGGTAAGAGCATCAAACTCGTAGCTACTGGAATTCCATGTTCTGTGTGTAGAACAGCACTAGTGCTGGAAGTCAGAGTAGTAGGAGTAAACTCGATTGATATTGCCACTTCATTTGCATTGAGCCAATCAACGAGTGCTTCGTTGTAATCAGGATAATAGGCTGTATCAATGCAGGTTGTAACGAATTCGAACATGGAGTCACGTGTGAACGTGTGACCTTCCATAGCTCTCCAGAGGCAATTACCGGATTCGTTAATATGGATGTCCAAGAACTCGGGAGCTTGGACGATCTCATTTTCAAGTCTATCAAGAGCCATTGTAGAAAGGGCTGGGTGCTTGTGATAGGCTTTACACTTCTATTTCATCTGATCGTTTACCTAAGCAGAGATGCTTAGTACCGTAGGGTAGGCAGAAACGATGGGAACAGTATCAACCAAACGAATGGTGATATATTCACTAGGTTCAGTTACTATTAAGTAATCAAGATCCA